GCAAAGATGAAGTCTCTCTTATATGTTCGAGTAGCGTACTTACGCTACCGACATCCATCCACGCCTTATTCTAGTCGAGCGTGGAACAACGACTACAGATGGATCTCCCACTGGCGGCGTAACCATGTTACGCAGCAAGCGAGGCCAACCATTGAGTCTCGAATTCAACCTTCTTTCTGAAAGGGAGAGAAGACGAAACTCAATACGTTGGTAATTTCTGTTGAACCTCCACTTAAAGCCTCTTACCTTATTAAGGTAGATTGCTAATTCTGGAGAATTCACCTCTTTACATGGGTAAGAGGATCGAGGCGTTCCAAAGGGCATTGATAGCCCAAAGGTCTCTTCGATCTCCGACCATATAAATTGGCTAGCAGACACGTATCCAGCAGCAGCTAACGAATTAGCTGTCGCCGAATACGCCGCTAGAGCAGAAGCATCTGTGGGTGAGTGGGACCAAAGTTTTCTCAAGCGCACAGGAGTGACTACGTGCCCCTTAAAGGCATCAACGCCACAACTCTCGCGAAAGAATCCTGAGGTACAAGATTTGGATCGGTTGACCAGTAGGCCAACTGACTCTAGAGCTTGTATGCTAATCGCACTCCAATGCGTGGGGACGATAATATCGTCTCCATACACAAAAATGCGATTCACCACTTTTTCCAGCGGCAAACGCAGTGCATGAACGACCGCAGCTACGATGACTGCCCAGAACAAGTAAGCCTCGACGGGAAAGCATAATGCTGAACCCATCGGAGCAAACTTATTCAAGGTGATGAAGCTCCCATCTGGGAGCCTCGTCTCGGTCGAGCGACAGGCTTCTAATGCCCGAAGTAAGTTAGGAGTATCAATAAAGATTCTTCTAACAAGTTCGAGTGAAACCCTGTCTGACGCATCTTTGAGATCGAGGGTCGCATAGCGTTGAGTAGCAGAGCTACTCTTAGCAATGTTACCATTAATCTCTTGACGCGTGAAATTGACATGGTTTCTTGTGAACGGCGAACCGAACTCAAGAAACTCCGCCAACTTCCGTCCCAGGCCTTGTTGAATCCATTGGTATTCCAAGGGTTCACAAGAAATGAGACGCGGACCTCTCGAATCTTTTGGAACGAGAACGACCTTCGCAGAACCGCTTTCGCGGCGTTGCAAAGACCGATACCAATCCAATCGATCGGAAAGTTCATGTGCGCCCCCAACCACGAAATATTCGTAGTAGGGGTATACCTGGTGGATGCTGTTGTACAGTCTGGAGAATTTCCACTTGTACTCGAGCTTTTCGCCGGTAGCCACCGCCCCGGGACCATGTCGCGGCAGAATGTCTTTATGATCGAAATCATGGAAGACCTTCCTAGTGATAATCTTTGCCAAGGATACTAGATCTAAGGCAAGAGGACTATCAATAATCTTGAGTTCTGCATCAGTCTGAATAAAAGTCCCTATCGTAGTGGACTCCTCAGATACTGAATAAGGAAGCTCAAGCTTGTACGCGAAATAGAGAACCTGTCGAATATGCCTTACGGCCTCGACAGGGACTACGTCCCGGAGAAAACCGTCTTTATCAAAGACCAGATTAAAGTAGGCCTGCATAAAAGCGGGTATACTTGCATTCTGAGATGACTTTCTAAAGCCATCAGGAATGTTGAATCTGTTGCTCACCAAACCCTGATCAAATGCTCTACCCAATTTGGGCAGAGATTTGGTCAAGAAGGCGAGACCCTCGTGCTTGACCCTAGACCGTAAGGTACTAAGGTCTCGTTTGAGGGAACTGTCACTGATATCGAAGGCTTTGAGAGGATCGCTCCCAATCAGCTGCGCATGCAGGCCGAGATAAAACTCGTCTTGGCTTTTCATAAGTCCCTTTCAGGTACTTATCCAAGGCCAAAATGCTAGGGCGCAACCTATGACAAGCGCCGAAGGTCTCAGGTCGGAGTTACGACTCTCCCCTGAGTACCGCATCGATATTGGCACTGGTAGCCAATCCGGTAGCTGCACCATCCGTCAGAAAATCAACAACGTGAGTAATCACGTCGTGGATCAACGTCGGGGTAAGTGCAACGTCACGAGGAATTGTAACTGTAAAGTTACAATTCAAAGTGGCAGTACCGGTAGTGGTGACCACCGTCTTATTCACTTGAATAAGATGGCGATCGACGATGTTCGGACTCTTACCTGACACACTATGCTTTATTACAAGCGTAGTGGGAAGGGCAAGAGAACTCGCAACATCAATACGTTTTGAACCGTCAGTTCCTTGCGAAACAAGACGGAACACAACGTCGTCACCATTTGCCTTATCGAGGGTAATGTCATTCGCTAGCATCAAGGCACCTCGCACTAAGTAGTGAATGGAGAAGTCACTTTGACCCTCCGTTCACCACTACTTTGCAGTGTCGCAGTGTTAGCGTCGCTCATTGAGCAACGCCAGTCCTAGCTCCAGCTGCTTCGGAGTCAATGAGCCATCGGTAAGAAAAACCGAGGCCATTGGGAGACCACGATGACGTCTATACAATGTGCTGACTGCGGTGCCAAACGCTGTTGAAACACCGAAAAAGTCAAAGGTCACATCCCAGAAAAAGGACTCTTTGGTAGAGTATCCTGTTTCTGAGAGAGTCCATTCACCCCCGAAAGGTTGAATGGCCAATGACCCTAGCGACTGATCGAACCGGAAAAACCAATCAACGACGAACGAATAGGGAATTGCTTCCCAAACGATCGCCGCGGGATTATTAAATCCGGCAGCCGCTGCAAAAGCTTTCAACGTGCTGAGAGGTTCATCGGGAATATCCAGGTTCTGCAACAAATTTGTTGTAGCCCTGAAAGTCCCTTTGTAGCTCGAAAGTTTCCATCTAGTCCTGCTATTTGACAGGCCCTCGTTCCATCCAGGCATTTCCCACGACTGTTCCACTGGTCCAGATTGGACTAGTGGTCTAGTAAATGTGAGAGTGACTGGTTTCCCAATATTTTCTTTCAGAGATTTTATCTTCTGATTGATATATTCGGAAAGAGCGAATATTTTCTGAAGGTCACCGACGAATGGTTTTATACCAAACTCGAGCCCCAGAAAATTAGAGGAAAGATTCTTTGTTCCAGCAGCCTTAGAGAACTTAGGGATCATACCCTTGAGGTCTTTAAGTTCATAGACAAAGTTAGCTAAGCTAACAGTGCTAGGAATTTGATCGTGAAAGGCATTATATGCCTCAAACGACCACTGGGACAAATCAGCGGTTGAGTAGACGTTCGGAAAAATTTGCTCATAGAAGTTACTATTAGGCATCGTGCATATGATCCATCCTCCATCTAATGGAGTAAGGTTCACATCCCCGTTGTTATAATAGTGCTTCACGCCGGTGGACGGGTTCGATAAACTCGTCCTGATCACACGGTGATCTATGGGGTTATAATGACCTTGATTTCCAACGACATCAGCTATATAGCTGTAATCGACTGGAAATTGATCGGAAGGGATTAATCTAGGACTAGAACTAAAGTCCAATGAGCCGTTAAGCCAATGGGCTTGATAGCTGATCATAGATAATCGATTCCGAAGATCACCAGTGACTCTTAGGCGACTGCGCAAATTCCGGTCCTCCTTATTCTCACTCCTTTCGAGCAAGATATCAGAGAGGTGGGGCGAAAGCCT